GATGTTCAGCCCATGCGGGCTAACTCCGACCTAGACGATGCTAAGATTCTGACACAAATGTTTGGTATGGCGATAAACCCCGCCACTCAACAGCTACTGGCACAGGAGGGCAAGAAGATTAACATCTCCGAGTTACTGCTTGATGTGTTTGAAGCCAGTGGCAAAAAGGGTGCTGAAAAATACTTTGATGTTTTAACTCCACAAAATTTACAGGAAGGGGGTATGAATGGAATACCAACTGACCAAGGAGGAGCTGGAGCTATGCCTCAAGGGGGAGGCGCTGGCGGACCTCAAACAGCAGGCGGGATGGCAAATCCTCAAGGAATGGTTGGCGCACAGAGCGTCCCATACTTGGGTTGACCCCAGAGGTTTGAAAAAAGAGGAGTGGGAGTGGGCAGAGCTTAACGCATTTCATTCTGCCGATGTGTCTAAGCAGATTGTGGAGGACATGGACTCGCTTATTTCTCAAGCAGAGTATCTGCGCAAAAAGCAACGGGGCGAGGTTGATAAAGATAAATTTAAAGAATTTTGGAAAGGAATTGTCGGTGGCAAGAAAAGTACTACCAAAGCTGAAGATACCGAAACCGAAGGCTTTCAAACTGAAGTCTTTTAAGGTGAAGGCGCCGAAGATGATAAAAATTAAGATGCCTAAGGCGTCTAAGTATTTAAGGAGGCGATAAAAATGGAACTAGAAAAAATAGTCAAAGATGTAATAGAAAACAAGGGTCAGGTTGGGTGGATTGTTTCTGCCTACAACGCCAGAGGCGATGTGGATACCGCAACACTTTATAGCGCGGGTGCGGAAGCCTACGCGCATTATTTTGAAGGCACACATCCATACAACGACCACATGTTGCCGGCGGTTAAGTCGGTGTGGGAAGCTGTGAGGCTTTTAAAGGAGCCTGTAATGGTTATGGAGGCGTTGGTGGAAGAGTCTGTGGGGGAAGTTGTAGAAGAACCAAAGAAGGCTGTTAAAAAGGAAGAGCCTAAAAAGGTTGTAAAGAAAGTGAAAAAGTAATTATGCCATTCAAAAGTAAGAAGCAGATGAGATGGATGTTTGCAAACAAGCCAAGTTTGGCAAAGGAATGGGTTGAAAAATATGGAAGCAAACCAGTCGGAAAAAAGGCTAAGCGATCTACCAGAAAGTAGCCACGAGTATTGGAGCGACTCGGAGCGAAATCTGCACAAGGTTGTACAGCCAGAAGAGCACAAGCATTACTTTGAAAAAGTAGAGGGCGCAAGAGAAGCCAAGTGTAAGTGTGGTTTTGGCTTGTTTTTAAGTGCTGAAGACAATGTCCATGACGGGCATTTGTACCAGAACGGACAGCTTGTTTATTGATCGGTGGGCAGACCTACCGACCAGCAAGTAAGCTGGCGTGTCACTACGAAACCAGTTGTAAAGGGGGTGTATTTTATGGAAGAGGTTGAACAAACTAAGGCAGAAGATACTGCCGCACAGGATTCACCGACTGTGGAAGAAAATCAGCCGGAGGTCGAAGCCGAAGGAGATAATTCTACTGAAGCTGAAGCCGAAGAGGGTGATGCATCTGAAGCACTGCAGGAGAAAAACTGGCGGGCTTTGAGGAAAGAGAACGAGGAACTTAAAGCACGGCTCAATGCACAGCAGGCTCCTGAAGAGCCAAGCATACCAGTCTCACAGCGCGACCTGAATTTACTCATGTCGCCAGAGGACAAGGTAGAACTTCGCATTAGAGAGGTTACGGTAGAGAGGGACTTTCCCGAACTCAAGACCGACAGGGTTTTCAAGCGGGCGGTAGAGGGCGAGTACATGGATGCACTCGCTAAGTATAACCGAGCGTTATTAGAGGGTAGGCGTGTCGCGATGCCTGATCCTTACGCAATAACGAAATCGGTTAAACAAGAACTCTATTCAAGAGTCGCTGCCGAGTCTAAGAAAGCGGAGGTGGAGGGTGCTAAAAAAGCCAAAGAAGCTAAGGAAAGTAGAGAGGCTACCGTTGAGGCTGAAGGTAGGAGCGATCGCGGGAAATCCGCAAGATCGGCATCAGAGTTATCTGACCTACAACTTAAAACGAGACGGGGAGACTCCAACGCCCTAGCCGAAAGGCTTTCTCGTAGCGGTTTATAGAATTGTTGGAGGAGGTGAATAGAAAATGGCATTCGGTCTACATACATATGACGATGCTGTCAGGAGAGAGGATTTGTTGGATGTTATCAGCGATGTTTCGCCCGATGACAACCCGCTATCCACCATGCTTGGCACGACAACTGCAAAGGGTACTTACCATGAGTGGTCGGAGGATTATATCAGCCGTCCGTCGAGTGTTGCGTCTTCTTACGAGGGCAAGACCACGACTTACAGCGATTTAACCCAGCCTTCCAGAAGAGGTAACTTCACTCACATCATCAGCCAGTCATTCAAAGTGTCTGGTACTGAAAGAGCAGTTGCTGTTGCAGGTATGTCCGATCCTTACCAGTACCAAAAAGGCAAGGCACTACGCACTTGGAAGAACAACCTTGAATACGCACTTTTGCGTTCTACGGCTGCTTCTGGGTCTTCAGGCGTTGCTAGAACTATGATTGGTATCGCGGCAGTTGTTACTAGCCACTATACCAACAGAAATTCCGGTACTTCGTTAACAGAGGACATGCTTCTTGATGGTATTCAAGATGTCTGGACTGATGTTGGAAGCGATAGCGTCTGCGACCTTATCCTTACAACCATGCCTCTGAAGAGGAGAATCTCCAGCTTTACTGCTGGTTCTACCAAGTACATTGACGCGAGCGACAAGAAACTTGTCCGCCCAGTTGAGGTGTACGAATCAGATGCTGGTCTTGTAAGAATTATGGCTCATAAAGATGTTGCTAACTCCGCGACCACTCCCGGACCTATGATTTTGGGTCTTAGAGAGGATAAGTGGAAAGTCGCTTACCTTAGGCGCCCTGCCTCCGAGGAAAGACCCAAAGACGGTGACTACACCGGTGGGGAAATCATCGGCGAAATGACGCTTGAGTATCTTGCACAAAGAGCCAACTTCAAGCAGACAGGCTTCGTTCTGACTGGTATTTAAGTTGTAGGAGTTAGGTAAGCTCTGTTACTCAATTACCACAGCCCCGTGGAAGTCGGGGCGGAGATAAAGACATGTTAGTAGTGGATCAACTAAAGGGACAACTAATCAAAGCAAAGGACGCGTTATTCGCGGACAGAGTTATGCACTCGAAAGCCAAACTCGGACCATGGGAAACCATGGACTTATTGGTACAGCAGTGGATGGAGTCTAACCCCAACAAGTACGATTCTTTCATTGTGGATACTAAAGAAAAGCAAGACACGCGCACTAATAGATATGGGTCTAATAGGGCTAGAACCCTAAGGTCGGTAGTAGACTTCCCGCAACCCATCCACAACAGAATCAGAGCAATATACAAGGCGGATGAACTTCCGTTTGACAAGGAGTTTTTTCATAAATTTTGGAAGCGATACCCGCAATTTCGTGTCGCAGAAAGTTTGTAATTATGGCAAAAGTAGCTTTAGCAATGATAATTAAAGATTCCGAGCCAATGGATATGCTCGCAAGGTGCCTTTATTCTGTCGCACCCCATGTGGATGGTATGTTTTTTACACTTAATGGTCCGACGGAGGCTAAAACCAACGAGGCGATGGATAAAGAGGTTCAGATTAAAGAGTTGTGCGAGCAAAGAGGTTATCCGACGCCTGTTATTGACTACATTAAATGGGAAAAGGACTTTTCTAAAGCTAGAAACCACAACTTTGAGCAGGTTACAAAGAATTTTGAGTATATTTTGTGGTTGGATACAGACGATATTCTTCGTGGTGGCGACAAACTACATCAAATTGCCGAGGAGGGGCTGGAAAAAGGCTTTGGTTCTGTGTTTTTTAACTATCTATACAAAGTGGACTTCGACCCCCAAACCTTTAAGATCAGAAGTGTACTCATCGAACATCTACGGGAACGGCTTATCAGAAACGATGGGTCGTATAAGTGGGTTGCCCCCATCCACGAAACGCTGATAGAGCAAAGAGAGACCAACAAGACGGACAGTGGGTTGTGCGATGTGGTGCATTTCTCTACTGACGAGCGGGCGGAAAAGGCCATGTTAAGAAATGTCGAGATTCTGGAGGCACAACTGGCTTCACAGGGTAACAGACGCGACCCACGCACCATGTACTACCTTGCTAAATGCTACTTTGACTTGAGGGGTGACGAGAATTGGTTAAAGGCGGAAAGGCTAATTACCGAGTACCTACATGGTTCTGAAACTAACACACCATCAGGTTGGGCAGAGGAGCGTGCGCAGGCGTGGGAATACCTTGGCGAGATTTATAGGGAGCGCGGGTGGACTAACAAATCCATTAAGGCCACAGCCAACGCTATGATTGAAAGCCCTGTATTTCCTAATTTCTACATAGACATGGGTCTTGCTTATCTTTACGCCAAAGACTGGAAGCGGGCTAAGTTTTGGGCGTTACTGGCGCAACATGTACCTTATCCAAAAACAACGCTGGTGCTAAACCCAAGAGATATGCAGGTAAGAACGCTTGAGATTTTGTATCAGGTTGCCGTTAACACCAACCAGCTGGAGGATGCGTGGGCGGCGGCAGTTAAAATTGCTGAGTTCTTCCCCAACGATAAAATCTTCCAAGAACGCGTCGAACATTTGGAGATGCTTAGAGTCCATAACAGGATGGCGCACGAGATTGTTGATTTGGCTAGATACATGAGCAGGAACGGCCAAAGCGATAAGGTAGAAGCTCTTGTTAAAGCCATACCACAGGAGATTGCAGAAGAACCCGTTATGATGAGTTTAAGGCGGGACTTCACGCCCCCTAAGGTGTGGGGTGAGGACGAGGTGGCAATTATGTGCGGAAAAGGCTTTGAGAAGTGGTCACCTAAGAATCTAGCTAAAGGTATCGGGGGTTCAGAAGAAGCGGTCATTTACCTATCAAGAGAACTTAGCAGACTGGGGTGGAAAGTGACAGTATATGGCGACCCACAGGAAGACGCTGGAGTCTACGAGGGTGTTACCTACGAACCACACTATAAGCTTAACCCACACGACAGCTTTAATATCTTAATTGCGTGGCGGGCGGTAGCCTTTTTTGACCATCCGTGGAAAGCAAAGAAGATGTTTTTGTGGAATCACGACATCCAAAATCCAAATGAGTACACACAAGCACGGTTGGATAAGATGGACAGGATATTCATGCTGTCAGAGTGGCACAGGCAAAATGTACCAGCAGTCCCTGACTACAAATTCATGATTACAGGAAACGGTATCAACCTTACCGACTTTGAGACGCTGGATAAGGGGAACATTAAGAGGAATCCACACCGCATGATTTATACATCGTCCTACGATAGAGGTTTGGAACATCTCTTGAAGATGTGGCCAGACATCAAGAAGGAAGTTAAGGATGCAGAATTACACATATTCTACGGCTGGAATTTGTTTGAAAGCTTTTACTACAACAACCCAGAGCGTATGGCGTGGAAAGCTAAAATGGACAAACTCATGGAGCAGGACGGCATAACCCACCACGGCAGAGTCGGACAAGGTGAGGTGCTGGCAGAAACTTTTAAGTCGGGTATTTGGGCGTATCCTACACACTTTGGGGAAATATCTTGTATTACAGCCATGAAGTGTCAGGCGGCGGGCGCGATACCGGTTGTGTGCGATTACGCCGCGCTTAAAGAGACAGTGCAGTTTGGTAAGAAGATAAATGTCGACGAGGACGATATTTACACACCAGCTATCCAAAAGGAGTACACGAAGGCGCTGGTGGAGGCATTAAAGGATACTAAGTGGCAGGACGGCGTGCGGTCTAAGATGGTGATTTGGGCTAGAGGGAGATTTGCGTGGTCGGCTATTGCTAGACAGTGGGACAGGGAGTTTAAACTAAATGCTGTAAAAGAGGCGTCCGAGGAGATTCTAAAAGAGAAACCAGAAGCTAAAGACTTTCTACCCTATCAAATTCAAAAGGAGCTAGGTCATGAACAAACTTATTGATAGCTTGCAAATTGTCAGGCGGGAGCTTCTGATAATGGATGAGCCTATAAAGGCACTTAACCTTTTGCGGTTATTTAATCTACCAGAACTAAAAGCGGATGAAGATAAAACCTACGCGATGGTGCGCCACATCTACGATCCGGAGTTCTACAAAAAGATATACGGCAATGCTGGGGAAGATCAGATACCGGATTGCGAGGATATAGAGCCTAGGAAGCTGGTCACTGACGCTAGGGGCAGGTATATGCGGTACGACTGGATGATTGCCGAAATGGATGCACTAAAACCCAAGTCGTATTTGGATTTGGCGTGCTATATCGGCAGTCTTGTAACCACAGCCTCTTATAAGGGTATCAAGGCTTATGGGGTAGATATGACCAAGAAGGCGATAGAGGTTGCCGTGGAGCGCGCTTTATCTGCTGGTTTGGCGTGTGAGTTTTTCTGCGACGATGCCACTACCTTCAACAAAGTTAAAGCCGATTTAGTATCAGCATTCGAGGTCATTGAGCATGTGGTAGATCCGGTGGCTTTTATAAACCACCTAAAAACTCTAGCTAATGAGTGGGTGTATATCACCACACCAAACGGGTCGTTTGATAACGGACAGGGGAATCTCGGTCATTGGGATTGGGATGGTGTGGACGAACATGTGCGGGGTCATGTCAGAGCCTTTACCAAAGAATCCATGTACAGACTATTGAAAGACAATGATTGTGAGATTGGGTTTTTAGAGGCTATGCCGGATAACCTAGTGTGGGCAAAATTCAGAAAGGCTAAGAAATGAATTACTTTAAGAGCAAGTGTCCAGCATGCGGGAAAGAGGTTATATTACCGCACCCCGGCAAAGTGGGGTTTTGTTCTAGGGTTTGCGAGACTAACTACAAGTTTGAAAAGAACAGGATGCTGAAGATGTCATGAAAAAGATTCTCTTTGTCTATTTTAACGAGTGTGAATCCACATGGCGTGACGGGCTTTATAAGGCACTAGAGCTTTTAGGTAGCGACTACGAGATTACAAAGTACAACATGGCTTCCAAAGAGGTTGCGCCAAGTCCATTGGGTTTTGACTTTGTTCTAGGTTGGGGAGCGTTTGGTAGTCAGGTGGACGAGCTGGTGCGGGAAATGTCGACCATGAAGGGGCTGTGTATTGCAGGCAACGCCAGACAGCCCGTTGGATGCGAGAGATACGATGTGCTTTTTTATGAAACCGAGTGGTACAGACCGCAAATAGCCCATCATTTCAACATCGTCCATGCTTTTGGGGTTAATACAGATATCTTCAAGCCCATGTTTACCGAGAAACATTGGAAATACATCACCGTGGGCGCATTTGCCGATTGGAAACGGCACTACCTGTTGGGTTACAAGGTTGGTAATAGGCTGGCGGTGGGTCAAATACAGGTAAATAACCTAGCCGAGTCTATGCGGATAGTTGCAGGGCTTCTACGCGTTGGTGTTATGGTGTCAGACCAGTTGCCACCCGAGGAAGTTGCTAAACTTTACAACATGAGTGAGGTGGCTTATATCCCGTGTGATGTGGTTGGCGGTGGTGAGCGAAGTGTGCTGGAGGCGCGGGCGTGCGGGACTGCTGTGGAAGTGGAGGATGATAACCCCAAACTAAAAGAGCTTCTAACCTCACCTATTTGGGATTACAAATACTACTATCAAAAGTTAAAGGAAGGGATAGAGGGCGTGTTATGAAGGGCTGGTTGACAG